AGAGAAGTCCGCACTGGACCAGCTCTGCCTCCCAGATTTCCCCGTAACGGGAGAATAGTCAAGCTCGATCAAGCTGATCTCGACTGGTCCGGTGCCCTCGATGCGAAGCTGGAACCATGTCCCTTCCTTGGCATCGGCAGGAGGTTTGCCCAGTGATGTCGCCAAGCGGAACGCGCCGGTAGCCGCGCTGGCTTCCTGTGTGGGTGAAAATCGCCGCCACAGTGTCCATTCACTGTTCGCGTCCGTTCGCAGATATACACGGACCTCTTGAGACGCTGCTTGATAGACAGCCTCGACGACGCAATCATTCACGCTCTTCCGGGTCCCCAGACCCTCCGGAGCATACCGGCCGGTTTCAAGCGACCACGGGATCTGGATACGGGCACCATCACGCACATCGTGCGAAAGCGACGGACTGAAGCGTGCCACGCGGACACCGGCAGCGCGGTCTGAGCAAACGAAGCCAAACGATTCCTTGTCCGGAGTTTCATTCGTCTCGATGAACTGATGAATACCTTCGATGCTGCTGTCCACAACCCACACACCTTCCCATGCCGGTCGAGGAGTCCGGTCCTCCGTGAATGTGGTTGCTTGGTTCCATGAGACGAATCCCCGGCCGGACGGCAGCGCTGACGAACCTTGGATGAGTCCGGTCGTCGCGAACATGCGGTTGCCGAACAACCAGAACCCGGTAGCAGCACCGTCTAACAGATCTACCGGATCGTTGTCCAATACAGGAGCAACGTCGGAGGAAACCGTGTTGATGTTCTCGCTGTTGAATGTTCCTTCACCGAGAGTGGTCTTCAGGAAGTGAAGTCCGCGTAGGGAACGGAACAGGTGATCCCGCGTGAGAACCGAGACTGCTCGGCGTCCCACAGCAGACACAGTGTTCAGGAGATGATTGACGAGGCGCTTGCTATCCCAGCCCTTTGTGATCTGGACACCGTCACCGTCGTAGCGGGATTCACGCGGAGCTTCAAACGTGTCGAAGGAAACCACACCGTTCTGGTAGTAGGCAACCAGCGAACCCTCCCCGTTTGCAGTGCTCATGGTCGGAAGAACCGCCATGGTCACGAGGTTGCCCAAGCGCGACGGCACGGTCAGCGGATCTCCCATGGACAGAAGCGCCTGCTCCTCCATGAGAAGGATGTCCTCCGGAGTGGCGTGCCCGCGCTTGTGGATCAAGTCGCCGACGTAGATGTCCCGGTCGATTTGCTGGTGGATACGCCCGTGCGCGTAGATGCCCGCACCGGCACCGTTTTCGAGCCAGTTCAGGAAGTTGTCGGAGTTGAAAGTGTCGTGGCTCGACTCGTGCGTGAGTAGAGCTTGCTTTCCTCCGTATGGTTGGATGTGGTCAGGCATTTATTCAAAGTCAAAAAGAATTTCATCAACGCCACACGATGTCGTGAGCGTGAATAGCGTATTGAAAGATCCGAGTCCAAATTCTCCGCCTGATCCGTCAATCTCGATGAATGCTTCTCCCCCCGGAGCAACAGTGAACGGAAACGTCGGACTAATTACTGGACCCGCATCCGGTCCACCATATACAAATGATTCGACAACAAGCGGAAGTGACGCGTCTGTATTGTTTCTGACGGGAAGTGTGCAGACAGTTCTTCCTTCATTATACGTATGTGGACCGTAATCATAGCTGCACGAAGTTCCGCCGCCACCACCTGTGCCGTCTTCCCACACGCCGTTTAGCTCCCCACAATTCGTGGTGACAGACAGCGCGGTGTCGAGAAGTTCGCAGTCGAGCGAGTTGACCAAGAAAGTTTGCGTCTCCCCGGCTGGAATCGTGAACGGAAGTGCCGGGTCAATAACAGAGTTTCCGCAAACGACACCGATGCTGTTGACGAAAAGGTCGATCTCGCCGGTATTCGCGATAGTGACGGTGCCGAGACTGGTGAGAGATCCGTTACTGCTGACCGTCGCCGAGGTGATGTCCCAGTCACAGTTTTGGCAGGCGTATTCCATCCCGCGAATGACTTCTTGATCGCCCTTAACAACTACTGTGGTCGCCGTGATGTCCAAATAGCAATGTTTGAACATTTCATACACGTAGGTCCGCTTCTTCGTGCGGAACGACCAGCGACCGTCGCTACCGGTCAGACCCTCCTTATGGACGCGGTTGTTACGATAGACAGTGACTCTTACGTCTTTAAGCGGCTCTTGGGTCTCGCTGTCAATGACGTAGAACATCAGCAAATAGTTCTCGTCGCCGTCGATGTTTTCACACGCAGGGATATTTGCCACGGGAGTTTCCGGTTCGATGATCGTCCGTTGCGGAGACGGGTCGTTCCAATCAGACTCATTCATGCCCTTGCTCTCGACGAGCGTCGATCCGTCCCACCAGTAGGTCTTGGTTTGCGGTGACTGGAAGATCAGGTAGGACTCTGCCTGAAAGATGTGGATAGGTCCGGCACACGAGAATGGAGAGAAACCAGTCGGGCATCCGTCACGGTAAAGTGCTCCGGCAACCACCACGAATAGGGAACAACCGGATTCTCCGAATGCCCGACTGGAAATACCTCTGGCTGGACGATACTCGCCCACACCCTGAAAACATCCTGAAGCGATCACATCGCTGTAAACGAATCCGGGACGTGTCTTGAGCGTCCCCTCGTCGAATGCCAGATTGACTGCCGAATGGAGCTTCTTGCCGCCCAAAAAGAGCGGGTTCGTCTTCATGTCCACGCCGACCGTCTCGGCATTGAATAGCGTGATCTTAGGCATCAGCAGACCAGTAAAGGGTGTCTGTGGTTCCGTTGAACTTCAGGGTGTGGATGCCGTTAGCCGTTGGGAACGCCAAATGCTTTGCCACGGATGCCTTGTTAGGGCTCGTGGGCGTCACACCGACGCAATCGCAAACGGCCTCAACGGTATCCTGTTCCGTCAGGTAGATGATGCCAGTCCCAAGGAGTGCCGAAATCGGACGGACTTCCGTGATCTCTCCATCGTTGGCGATGGGGACGTATCCCACAAGCTCGATCTCCGTCTCGCGAGGAAGAAGTCCCGTCACCTTCTGAGGAACAGCGCTAAGAGGCTTCATTTCGTGCTTCTTAGTCGTCGCGTTCCACACTGGAATCGAATCTTCAGTCCCGAGACCTTTGATGCCGTGGATATTTCCGTCCTGACCGGCGACAACAAGGTAGTCGGCAGGAAGTGGTTCGCCGATGATTGGTGTTGAGGTCGCTGTGGGCTTCCACCAGTTGTGCCAGAGATCACGAATCTTCAGCGGCACAGCGGAGACGACGGCAGCTTTTCCGTTGACGATGGAGATGAATCCGGTTCCCACAAAGCGGGCGAGGCGGGTTCCTACACGCCCGAGGATTGTGATGTCCTCCGTGGCGCACGCAGCATCCGTCAGGTATGTGGGAAGCTCCGCACCTTCACTGGTGCTGGAGGAGAGAACCTGTTCATCCCGGCAACATGCGGCGGTGATAGGAAGAGGAGCGCTCAACGCACAGTCATCAGCGACGGTGGGAAGCTCGGGAGTTTGTGTAGTGCAGTTGCAGGACATGATCGTTGTTTGTTAGACTCGTTGACAGGGACGTTCTTTCAGCTCAATGGTGAGATTCTGGATACTGTTGCTCATGCGGTCCACGGCGGCGGCTGAAATACCGTGAGCCTTGATGTTCTCGGCAGTGAGATCAGTGATGCGCTCCCAGTTTTCTTTTTGGAGCCTCATGTTTTCGTCGTGCCTCTTGTCGCGTTTTTCTTCTTCGCGGTCACGGCGGGCTTCTTCCCGGCGTTCTTTGCGACGATTGTTGGACCAAGTGAGGGTGAGCACAATACAGGCGATGAAGAGAGCGCCGTAGGGTCCGATGAGCTTTTGCCAGTCGGACTCGGCGATTACCGTGCCGGTGTAGGGAGACAGCGCCCCGAGGGACGCTCCGTGTGCAAGATCGAGGGGAGAGGTCATGGCGGAAAATGTTAGCCGATGATCCAGACACTTCCGTCGGAGTAAACCGGGACTTTGTTAGACCCCCCTCCGGAAAAGCCAACCGTTCCGACTGTTGCCGGTCCGAATCCGTCAGCAGAGTCCGAAACGAACGCTCGGCCATATGGGAAGTTTGCCGCCGGGGGCAGTCCGGCAACAGTGTAGTTCGGAAACACTACCGGTTCGGTCGCGACAAGCTTGTCAGGGATACCGGTCGGATCTTGTGTTACAGCATACACCCCAGAAGCGTCTGGAAGATTCACGGTTCGGTCATCTGTCAACGAGATAGCGGATGATGTCGTTGAGCCGTTTTCCGACTCAACGCGCAGCATTGTTGCCGTGATTTGTCCGACGATAACATTCCCAAAAGCATCCCGTTTGACAATGGTATCGGGAGTAGCCAGAGGCGTAGGGTCACCAAGGGTGTTCGCAAGGTCCGCTTCAGCCGCCGTCGCACGGGCGATCTCGGCGTCGATGACGACTGCGAGTTGGTCCCATGCTTGGAACACTTCAGCCGAAACTACATCGTCCGGGTGGATGGCTTCAGCGACAACCAGATCGCTCTCGTCGTATTCGATGGAATACGCTGTCCCGTCGCAGACCCGCACGATGGGGTGCTGGATCACTCCGAGAATGAACTCCGGAAAACCGGGCTGTGCGTCGGTGTCGAGGTAAAGTTTGACCTGATCGCCGACTTGGGCTTCAAGTCCTCCAGCCTGTTGATACAGTGCCGGAATTACGATGTAGTTGGTGAGGGTGGTCATATTCTGTTAGAAAGGGAAAGGGGTGCCCGTCCGGTTAGAGACAGGCACCCCCGTTTGAGGTTAGCGCAGATCGACGATGGTCGCGGTCGTCACGTCCGCACCGGTCTTGAGGGAGCAGCCAACAGGGTTGGACAGCGTCATCGTGAGGGTGTCGGCGTCGTCCGCAGTCGCGAGGATCGGGATCTCCAGCACCTTCGGCTCGGTATCACCAGCAGCCCAAGTGAGCGTTCCGCTGGTCGCAGTCGCGGTATCGCCGCCGGTTCCGGTCGTGGACACATAGTCCACAGAGACTTCACCGATGGCACCTTCAGACTCGGTCGTGCGTTCGACATAGAGCTTGAGGGTAGCGGCAGCGCCACGGAATGCGACGTTGACAGCACCGGCCGGAGCAAGTCCCACAGTGGTCGTCGCCAAGTCGGTGTCTTCGACGCATTGACCGTCGAGACCGGAGACTTGGTCGCACTGGGCACATTCAGCGGTTTGGCAACCGTCCGGAGCACCAGAGCGGAATTGCTCAGGAGCGACGAAGGCGTCGGTGCCGGGGCCGTAGTTGCGAGCGGTCACGTCGATGACGTAGCCGGTGCGTTGGTTGTGGCGATAGGCGATGAAGCCGGAGATTTCCGGATAGATCGACTTGAAGCGGAACTCGTGACGGGCAGCGAGCTTGAACTTGTCGTCGAAGTCATTGCACTGAAGCTTGGCACCCTCGATGACGCGCACTTCGTAGTTCACTCCGGCGTTGGAACCGCCAATCGGCTTGAGCGGCTTGATGAGACCGTAGCGCTTGAAGGAGCGGGGATCGACGTGCGGGATGAGGGTAATCATCGGGTAGAGCACGCCATCGACTTCGATGGTGTCCTTGTCGTAGTCGTGGTTGGCACGAACCACAAGACCACCTTCTTCGTCACGCTGGTTGATCCAGTCATAGACGCGGACGAAGCGATACTGCACGGCACCGGTAGTGGCGACTTTCTTGAAGTAGCCACGAATCGGGGACTCGTTGAAGTAGCACTTGATACCGCCATAAACCGCCATGCGACGACCGCGCATCGGACCTTCGTCATCCTTCAGCCATTCGGTGTTGTATGTGGTGCCGGTGTTGGAGCCGTTGCGAGCGATCTGGTCGTGACGCACGGCGTCGATCCAGTCTTCGTGCGGCATCTCGACTTCGAGCATCCAGTCGTCCGGGACGCTGATACCACGACCGCGCATTTCGCGCATGATGTAGCGGCGATAGTCTTGCAGGAAGTGGATCGAGATCCGATAGGCGGGAGGAGCTTGCCATCCGCCGGTCGAGACATTGAACTCATCAGCGGCGAGCACGGAAGCGTTGGCTTCGGAACGCTGGATGATGAGGTTCATCAAGTTGTCCGAGAAGTTGTCCAGCCCGAAGCGGGAGAACTGCTCGTTCATGCCACGGAAGTAGCCCCGGATGTGTTGCTCACCGAGACGGTCGAGTTCACGGGCGCACTTGATGGGGGTGTCCACGTCGAGACCGTAGTCAACAGTCGTGCGGCGGCGGAATCCTTGCGCGAAGTCGATGGTGACTTGGCCGTGGCAGGCGTTGTCGTCAATCGAGTTGATGTCGGTAGCGAAGATGCCGTTTTGGGCGTTGAGGTCACGTCCACTCATCTCGCCGGAGACCAGCGCACGCTCGGCGTGATCGAGCTGGTTGTAAGCAACGCCTGCTTGGCGGGCTTCACCGTAGATGATGGTGTCGTTGTTCGCGTTGCGACGAACGGTTCCGCCGTCGGGAACCATGCGAAGGGCGAGGCGATCAGAATCGCTGATACGTTCGCGGACGAAGTCGGTGATGTTCTCGGTCTCTTCGTAAAGAGCCGCAACAATTTCGCTGGGATTGCATGCAGTAGCCATGATGTCAGTTGGTTTGGTTTGTGGTCCCAAAAACTGACGCGCCACCGTCAATCCACCTGATAGTCCGGCGGGAGGTCGCTACTTCTCCGGTGAGCTGCGCTTCTGACTATCAAGCTGGTCTCGGGAGAGACCTCGGCTGGCGTCAGGAAAACCACATTCCACCGGAGAAGTCAAACAAATTCAGTCATCCTCAGAATACCCGAACAGCTTGTCCGCTGCTGATCCTGCGCGACGTGGCGTCTTTTTCTCCTCCACAATAGGAGTCGTGCGGCGCTTGGTGACTTTTCGGATGGCGTCCAGCTCTGATTCGTCGGATGATTTCTTGGAGGTTTTCTCGACTCCTTTAGTGATCGAATCCTTGAAGACACTACGCGTCATCAATGCTTGCACGAAGAATGCCGCAAGCTTTATCTGCTTTTGTCGGTGTGCTTTATTGCGATCTGACAAGAACTTCTTCACGTCGGTCCCGTTCGCTTCCAGCTTATCAACCTCGTCTTGAGTAAGCGGGCGAGGACCAACGAGAACTTCGAGAACATCACGGCGTGCATTTTTGAGACGTTTGAGACCTTCGGGCGATTCCTTGGCGAGCTTGGCAACCACAGCTTCGATGGTGTGGGGATCTTGCTCGATGACTTCGTCGCTGAGATCCCCCACGGCGTCCAGCGTGCCTTGGAACTCAGCCGTGCTGGCTTCGTATTCTCTAACAGACATCGTCAGCCCTGCGATCTTGGAGCGCTTGGAGAGTTTCCCGTGGAGTTGCTCCAGCTCGCGAGTCTTGCCGAAGTTGCGTTCGAGAACATCAAGCACGCGATCCACATGAGGCTGGAGTTCTTTGCGCTCGTCGGCATCCAACTCATCGTAGGGAATGGTGGACAGTTCGAGCGAGGAGACGATCTGTGCCGCAAGCTGTTCGTCGGCAGCTAACAGCTCGTCGCCTTCGAGATCGACCGTGCTGGAATACCGGGTCATCAGGCTGGCGAGATTCTGCGGAAGGAGAACCTTCGCCTTACCGGGCAACCGGCGGGCAGACACTTTCACATCAGCGAAGATCTCATCGCGCTTGGCAAGAAAGTCCGGGTGTTGCGCCGGGTCGATCTGAGCGGCTTCGATCTCCTGCAAACGGCGCTCGGCTTCTTCACGCGCCGTGCGCTCTTGATCCAGCGCGAGTTCCTTCTCCTTCAGATCGACCTTGAGAGTCTTGACTTCACGCCCTCGCTCCTTGGCGATCTTACGCGCCATGGTCTCGTCCTTGATTTCCTCCTCGGTGTCGTCGTCGGCGTCCGCAGCTTTCTTCTTGGAGTCCGGGGAAGCGTCGTAGTCTTCGTCGTCGTCTTCGACAGAATCGTCGGCACTGTCGTCATCCTCGACAGAATCATCTTCTGAAGAGTCCTCCTCGGAAGAGTTATCGTTCTGGTCCTCGGAAGAATCATCCTCATCATCTTCTCTGGACACTCCGAACAGATTGTCCAAAATGGACTCGGTCTTGTCGTTGATCGGACCTACGTCGATGTCTTCGTCTTGCGTATCAGTTGGTGCTGGCATGGTGGTGTGGCGGTTGAGATTACTTTTCAGTGCGAACCAACTCTTGCCCCTTTGAGGCGAACAACATGAAGGTATCTTTGATCTTCTTCATGGCTAGGACTGTCGGACCAGCATCAGCAACATTATGTTCATTAACATGATCCATCATAATTTGATTGAACATTTCATCGAACTCGCGTTTGTTGCGAAAGACAACTTTACAAAGACCGTCATTATTCAGTAGGCAGGTAAGTCCTACTGTTGGTTCGATAGATAGGTTTGCTGGTTTTGACATCAAGCAGTGGTGGTTTGCTTCTTCTGGGCTTCAGCTTGGGCATCAGCCCGCTCCTTGTCAAGTTGCAAGCGCCTGTGGTTGTTGATCTCGTTGGTGAATTGAGAGCGCTGGGAGATGGCAGCACGGGCTTCGCGATTTTCCCACAACTTCTGGGTGTCGGCGACTTTGAGGCCGAACTTGCGTCCTTCCAGCTCCATCTGCGCCCATTTGAGTTCAAGGTCAGCGCGTTCCTTCGGGGTGAGTTGATTCATGTCGGAACCACCTTCCGCCTGCTCAACCTCTTGCACGATGCGCTGCGCAGACTGTGCAATGTTCTGGAAGTCCTGCACGAACGCCAGTCCCTCGCCGTGCGTTGCCGGATTGGAGAGCAGCGTCTTGAGATGCTCTCCCGTGTGCTCGGTGGCTCCGGCGAAGATCAGCACGTCCAGCTTGTCCCACGGGCGAATGCTATGGGACGCCACATGCGCCTGCATGTCGAGAAGGTGGATCGGGATGTGGTCTTGGTGGATGTCATCCTGAGCGATGGGAAGAACCTGTCCGAGAGGGGCGCGACGACGAATCGTGTCGTATTCGTTCTCCGCCGTGATCTTTTGGGCGTTGATGAGCGCCTTCGGAGGCTTGACCAGATAGTCCGCCAGATCCGGGTCCTGTGTCCGCAACGCGGTTGCCTTGTGGATCACCGACGGACGCGAGATCGGCTCGTAGTTCGGGAGGTTGCTCATCAACCAATCGGCGGTGTCGATCTGCTCACGGCGATCCCCGTTTCCGATGGAACGCTTGGCGCGAACGCGGATGTATTCAAAGCGTCCATACTTGCGGGCAGCCAACGCCTTGTAGTCGATACCGTAGCGTTCGAGGTAGGCACGAATCCACATGACCTCGTTGTAACCCTCGGTTCCCGGCTTCGCGTCACTGGTTAGAATGCGGTGGATGACGGTTTCCAGAACGGAGTCAAGGTGATTTGCTGCTTCGCTTACGCGATTGGCTTGGACAAGCGAATTGCTCTGCTGACGCTCAAGCGCCTGTGCCCGAAGCTCGCCTCCCTGCGCTGTGTTAGAAACAGGACTGGTGGCAAGTCCAGCGGCGTTCTGGCTCAAGAGCATGAGAGGAAGCTGAAGTCCGTTGGTGACATTCTTGAACGGCATCTCTTCGAGTCCCTTCGGAACGAATACGTCCTTCACCATATCCCATGCGGCGATCTCATCTGGATTGGCTCCGTCCAAAACGCGGACCTTCGGACGTGCTTTGATCTTCTCGCCTTCAATAATGGCGTTGAGGAGTTCCTCCATGTCAACGCCGGACGGATAGGACATCTCAGCAACACCGCGCAGGGTGTCGAGATTCTTTACACCGCCGATCTCGGAATCCACACACACGAGGTGGAGCCAGTCGAACGCATACTCGAACGCTTTTTCGATATGGGCAATGATCTGGGCGCTTGAATCCTTTGTGTCGAGTCTTTCGCGGGACGTGACGTTGTTCTTGATGTCGCGGGATTCGATGGCAATGGAGCCGTCCACGAAAAGCGTTGCCGAGACGTAGGGTTCCGACTTATCCGGGTGCTTGACTTCGTAATACCACCAAGCAGGAAGTGTCACTTTCCGCATCTCGGTCTGATAGGCACGAATGGACTTCTTGGTCTCTTCTTCGTGCGACGTTTGACGGGTGCGTTTGGCGATTTGCTCCTTGATGAGATCCATCAATCCCTCAATCGACCTCTTCTCGATGAACGATGTCTCCTCTCCCTCCACAGCGGCAAGAAGCTGACTGAGATCAGCAACAGAGAGATTTTTCGGGTCGAATGCGAAGGTTACACCTTCAGCATCGAGTGGGGTCTCTAACGGGAAGAACATGTCCGTGCGGAGCTGGGGAAGCCAGCCGTAACGCTCGTTCTGCGTGACGGGACCTCCCCCGGCAATGACGATCTCGCCGGATACCTTCCGCCATAAGTTTGCAAATTTGCCCTTGAAGTGGATGGCTCCACGGTTGATCGCTTCGCTCATACGAAGTCCGGTGACGAGATCCTTTTCGGCATTGTCTGTATCGACGATGATCTCAACGAGTCCGTTGGTGCCTGTGACCATGGAGGAATACTGGACCTCGTTCTGGAGCATCTGCTTGTAGGTCTGTCCATGATTCGTGATCTCGGTGATGCCTGCCTCCTCGGCTTCTTCATCCGTCATCGTGTTCATCATGTTGGTGAACTTGCGAATGATGTCGAGGCGTTCGCGGCGATCTTTCTGAGCGGACAGCGCGTCGTCTTTTGCTTGGACCAGCTCGTCCGCATTCTCGAAGTATTCAGATTTGAATTTCATGTCAGTTATTTATTGTTGAGAATTGGACGAGTTCTTCGATGCCAACAAGACGGTATTTTTCTGAGGTCCGCTCAAGCCACTGAATGTTGAGATTCAGCCAGAGGTCCAGTAGATTGACTGACTGTTGGTTCTGTTTGAAGAGAGCAACGACAGCTTTGACGACGGTTTTCGCCGAGCCGCCAGTCACGACGACAGTTTGTCCGTTGACGACCACACTGACACGCCATCCACCAGTCGGAGAGCGATCACTCCGAATGAGCGGCGAGCGCACGTCGAAACGGTCTCCGTGTCCGTTCACGAAAAAGCGGGCCGACGCAGAGTATCTCAGGGATACTTCCGGCAAGTCACTCTCGACGTGTTGACAGGAGCCGCAGGGCATTACAGGCGTCTCCCTACCTTAATTCTTCCCAACTTGCGAGCGTTAATTTCGGCGAATGCGCTGCGTGAGTTACCACCGGCTGAAATGATCCTCTTCTTGAATCCTTGCCTGTGGAGCATCCCCACAATGCCCATGAGCACATCACGGCGGTCAGGAGACACCTGTTGCCACCGCGCCTTGTAGGCTTTCTTGTCCTCGACGAGATACTTGTTGTTCTTGGTCTCATAGAGTGTCCGGGAGAGCTGGGTGATAGCTGTCTCAATGTAGGAACCTCCGCGAACCTGCTTGGTGAGGAACAAATCCGCCGCCGCAAAGGCAAGTTCGGAGCACCGATTCTTGCAGCAATCCTCGGAGTTCTTCTTCATATTCTCGATGAAGACTCCTTCAGGCGCTTGGTTGTAATCGAAGGCTTGCGCTGAGAATCCAAGCATACGGTTCATTGATGAGACAATGTCCGGTCTCATCGAGAAGTCATACCCGAAACATTGAATTGGTATATTGTGACGCTTACATAATTCACGGCACTGTATCGCGATCTGATCTTCATAGGAAACCTCCGAACCTTCCACAATGTCCACAATGGAGATCCCGGCGGCTCGCATGCGCTCGAACCAGTATTCGTTGTAGGTTGCACCCTTGACCAGCGACAAGTCGTGCATGTGGTCCTTGAAGACGAGAAGCTCCTGCATGACCTGCGAACCTTCTCCGTCCGTCACGCTGGCGTCACCATACTCAGCCCAACCAAAGACAGCTTTGTCCCGACCGCCGAACGCCGGGTCGCAGAATCCCACACGCCCTTTCATCTTCATCATGGTGAAGAAGGGGTCCAGATGCCGGGAAGCGGAGATTTTGGCGCGGGACAGGACCGAGTTGGTTTCGGTTCCGCGAATGGGGAAAGATCGAACTTGGGAGAAATACGCCGGATCGGCTTCCCCGTAATCGCGCCGCATGAGGTTGAGGTTCTCTATCTTAAATAATTGTGGGTAGATAGTTCTGCCTGCAAGAATGTTGGGACTCCTATGTCCGTCGTAACGGATTGTGATGGAACTTTTCGCTGAGTGCCACCATTGATCTTCTTCAACGTCCAGCTCATCAAATGATGTTGGTCCTCCGTAGGTTCCAACAGGCTCAGTTATTCTACCACCAAGGTCAGATTCGTCCTTGAAGTTCTGACCCGTGACGGCTGCGAACTGATCTTGTGATACAAGGTTACTCACCATCTCTAGGAAGCTGTGGTTTTGAATTTCATTAACCTCGTCGATAATGAGTAGCATTACACCTCGATCAACTTCCTTTGATTTGAACGCCTTTGAACCCTTAAATTTACCGGTGTGTTTGACGCCTTTTAGAACAATACTTCCGGCTTTTGGCAAATTGGGGATGAACTCAAGCTGCCTGTTTGCAAACTTTCTTCCCCATGGAAACATTAGAGGTGCTTCAGCGTATCCTATACCGCTAGTGTTTGGGTGAGCGTTGCAGAGCTGGTCCCAAAGTTCTTCGACTGTCCCGTAGATTGTTGCATCAGCCGCGACATCGAACGGTGATGCTACGAAAACAGCAGAGCGCTCGGGGTCGATTGCCATGATGCAAAAAGCAAGGAAGCAGGAGCCAAAGCTTTTTCCGCTGTTTTGACTACCGATGAGGTTGAAAATCTTTTTAGACTTTCCAATGCCCAAGCAGAACGCATGCACAAAATCTGCTAACCATGGAGATATATCAACGTCAGGCAACATTACCTTACCCAGTGTCAGCATGTGCTGATAGTAAGGCTTACCATGCTTTGACACGCCGTGCCAGTTCGGACGACGAGCATCGAAGAGAATTTTCTTCTCAATATCGTATGGGGCCATCCCCACATACTCGGGAAGATCCCAGTGGTCCACATACCCCATGAGCCTCGAACTGATTGAGTCCGCTGTGAGCGTTGGATCTGACCAGTTGATCGTGCTGGCAGACATAGTGAACCCAGCAAACGGGTCGATTTCTGTGCTCATGGTTTTCTCCAGATAAAGCCTCCTGCAAAAAAGTTGCTGTGCATAGACCTATGGATATTAGCCGAACACGCACCCGTTGCCTGTGACGCTTCCGCGATAGAGACATACACGCGAACCAGCTTGCCCGTGACAACATCGTGGCACGCGACAGGTGTAGCCGTAGATCTTCGTCGCAGTGGTTCTACGTGTTCTGGCGCATCGTCAGCGTAGCGCCACAAAAAGCCTCCTGCGGACTTTTTTGTTCCCTTGCAGCAGGCGATGACGTTACTTGTGGACGTTTGGCCGATAGAACGAGCTGCCTGTGTGACGGACGAATACCGTTCAAGATAGCTCCCGTCTGCTGAGTATTTGCACACCCCAAGCGTAACTCCCACTTTTCGTGGAGGGAGTCTGTCCACTTTATCAAAACTCCAAATAAAACCTCCGGCTGTTCGAGTATTACTTTTGCAGGTAAGCGTCATCTGTGACGTGGCGCAGTCACACTCCAACGCGGCAGCCTCTACCGAAGGAAGCTCTTGTATAAACTCTCCGGATAAGGAATACTGAAACACTGGCTTACTGGTAAGATTTGATGTTGACATCCCACCTTCAGCAAGGTTGTAGAAGCGTTCGTCTCGTGTGGCGTTAAATCGCCGTATCCACTTCTTTTCAGCGACGTTGAGGGTGTCTTTGTCAGAACACACTTCAAGAACTTTTCGGACAAAATTTTTGGTGCCGTGCTTCTGGACCGCCCGCGTCATACGGATGCCGCTCCCAAGATACCACGGACGTAGTTTACCTCGACAATAACGCGTCTGCCCGACGTAGTGCCGGACAGCAACGTCAGCTTCAAAGCGTGTGGTCAGATAAACCACGCCGTATCTTGGTGGGCGTTTCACTTCGCAGCGCGAGCGATGGTCAGGAGTGTGGAGACCGCGAGTCCGTGACGGAGTTCGCTTTGGTCGGCGCGTTGCAGCTCAAGGATGTCGAGTTCCACATCCTTGCCGCCGAGTTTCACGGTGACGAGGTCACGCGGGACCTTGGTGCGAAGGACGATGCGCTCCGGAGTGGTCTTGACCACTTCCAGCTCGACGAGGAGATTGTCGCTGTTGAGGAGTTGGAAAGTGGGGAGCTTCACGGGTGCAGCGACTTCCGGGGCTGGTTGGGCGACTGGCGATCCTCCGAACAACTCCGGATTCGTCTCGCGGAGATGGTCGATGTAGGCTTTGACGCCAGCTTCGTCGTCCGGCTCTAAACCTAACAGAAGGGCTACGGTTTCGAGATCGTTATCGCCGTCACTCTCGATGTGTTCCTTGAGCGCGGCGAGCTTGCTTTTTTTAAGTGTGGTGGTTGCCATGGCGGAATGAGACCACAAGCGGGACGGTTCGTCAAGGCAGCAGGCGGACGAAGCATTGCGCCAGCGAAAGGGCGCGTTCTTTCGCCCAACACCCGTCGCCGTCGCGGGAGCCACCGGCATTCGTATTGGCTTCGACTGTCTTCACAATGCGGCGCTTGGTGTCGTCGGTATCCACAATCCCGATGTGGGAAAAGTCGAAGATCATCAAGTCCCCGGTATGGATCACGTTCTTGGGGTTGTCGTCGAAAACGAGCAGTCCGTTCTTTTTCCCCCAGTCCCGCCAGTCAAACGCCCGCGCCGACTTGCAGCGCCATTTTTCAGCTTGCGCTGGAGTTCTTCCGAGCGCGGCAAGAACCGCCGGATCTCGAAGCCACAGTTGAACCCAGCGGCACACGGCGGCGGCGCAATAGGGTTCCCGATTTTTATACCCTTCCGGGTAACTGGTAGCTGGCCAATACTGCTTGATGAAAGGCGCTTGGTTGCGCGACGTTTCGACTTGTCCGACATCATTACGGGCGATCTCTACCAATCGCTTGCGGAGTTCATAAGTGGTGCTTGCAGACATACTGAGGTCCTTTATTGGTGAGCTTCATGAATAGTGATCCTATCTTGTTTGATACGAACCAATGATAGAGTCCGGAAACCCGGCTTTGTTTAAGCTCCATCAAATCGTAGAAGAAGTCGTCACTATCCTTCCGTGTCCATGGACAGCATGGAGAAGCTAACAGACCTCTCGCAAAGTCGTGAAGCTGGGTTGCAGCTACTTCCCTGTCGGAAGTCGGAGTGCCGAGCCATTTCCGTCCCACTCGAAACGATGGCGAAGCGAGGTCCCAAGAGAACCCGGCGAAGATCGTCAACTCGTCGTCGACGAGCTTGGCGGTGTATGTGCCGCGAGTGTCGTAGTAGGCATGCTCTCCCTTGAAACCTTTCTGGAGATCCACCCACAGGTCAGACGTGGATACCGCGCGGGAGGCGCGGCCCTGCTCGTAGCTGGGTGTTAGAAGTAGGAGCATGGGTCTAGCCGTTGGTGATGGACTGGTTCGGGGTCATGGGGCGATGCGGTGGGGCATGTCAGGGGTGGTTAGAACTCGGTCGGAACGCCAACGCCACCAACGACCTGCCATGCGACGTTCGCGCCGGAGGTGTAGGTGCATTTCAGACGGATGGACTGGCCAGCGACGAGCGAAAGCCCGTGTGTGGTGCCCGCCGTGGTGACTTGAACAGCGAGAGTTGCGTCAACGTAGGTAATTACCCCGCTTGCCGTGCCTTGGTGGAGTTCGACGATTTGACCGTTCGCTCCGACCACCATCACCTCGATTTCGTCATCCACGGAAACGCGCTCGTCGGTGTGGATGCCGGTGTAGGCATAGGTTCCGGTTGTGGAGTTATCCGGCAGGTTCATGACCAGCGCGGCGGATGCGGTCGAGTGGTCGATCCGGTATTTCTGGCGAGGCTTCAACTCCGAGTAGGTTGCGAAGGTTGCGCTGGTGACGGCGATCATCTTGGGGATTTCCCGATTCAAGAACGGCTCCGGCGAATACAGTCCGCGAGAGTCACGGACGACCCTGATGGGCTTGTCGTCGAACCCGCTCGCACTGTCTTTCCCGAGCATCAGATATTCGCTCCCGCGATTCGCGGCGGTTGCGGCGTTGGTCCCGGAATCCGAATTCGCGGCCAGCATACGACCCGTTGTGTAGGTGATGATCGAGGCGTCGTAGGAGGCCGTCCGCACCGTGACGGGCACGCTCAGACCGTCCACCGTGGCATTGTTGCCGATAGCCATGATCCGGCCATACATCAGCGCGGCGGTCGTGGCGGCTTGGCCAGTTAGGCCGGAAGTGGTGAATCCCGAAGTGTGCCACAAGCTCGGGGAGTTATAGAGCGATCCGGTCCCAAGGACGGCCAGAGGCACGCCGCTGTTAGCCGTGTGCTGCGAGTCGATGTCCGTCATGATCGCGGAATAAGTGAGCGCGATTGGCGGGCAGAACGCGGTCATGGATGTTCCGAGCGCAACTGGCAGGATTGGCGAAGTCGGACGAATGCGGAACGTAGTGGTGGCGCTAACCGCTGGCGACTGGACACCAAAGACAATCGGAGCGCCGCCTTCCGCGTCTGAAATCTTGATCGTGGTGGCGCTGGGCTTGTCAACAATCCAATACTCGCCAGCCATTAACCGCGATCCGCCGCCGAGAGTGCCACCAGAGTATGCGACTTTGATCCCTTGGATGCCTTCGGTGCTAAGGTGGATTTTCGAGTCAACCGGGAGGTCATCGAAGTTCGCCCGAATGCCGCCTGCTGAAATCGTGATGATGTCTGCGGCTTCCGTGACGGTTCCATAGCGTGGCACCGGCAGCACGCTGAAATGCGTGGCGTCAAAACCCGTGGCGGCAACCTCATAGACTTCTTGGAAAGTCATCGGTGACGGGAACGATGCTGTGGCACCGAAGGCGATTCGCACTCCGGGTTTGAATCCGTGGCTAGCTCCCGCAGTAAACACGCCCGTCCCGCTGTCCACCGCGCTTAGGTTCACAACGGTCGGATAGGTGGAAGTGGCGTAGTTATAGAGCCGCGTAGCCGTGTCGGAATATCGCTGCGTCTCATGGTTGCAACCGACCCGCGTCACAGTGGCACCATCTGCCAGCGAATACCATTGCGGGGCATTCCCATTGTCCACGCCAATCATGTTAACACGCGCACCGGGTCCGAAGTCCCACAGCACGGATTCAGCCTGCGAGTTCCCACCGTTGATGATCGTGCCGGTTTTCGTAAATTTTTCGAGGTAGGCGTTCCGGTAGTTGTAGAGGCAGCGGACGTTTTCGATGACAAACGTGTCCCATCTTTTCAGATATAGGCCGGTGCTGAAACCCGCACCGTTCGCGCCGATGCGGAGGTTGCGGAGTTTGAGTGATCCGCCACAGAAGAAATCGTCGGCAGTTGTGTCGTCGTGAAGGTGGATGCCAACTGCTGTCGAGTTCGGGATACCAGTTCCAGTGACCATGAAATCCGCGAGTTCAAGGAACTCCAGATAGGCGCGTTGTCCGTTGTTCGGCTGGCGGTATTGAAAGACGTTCGCGGAGTTGGAGGTGGAGCGGATCGTTGTCACGTAGGGGCCACACCCTTGCACGCACAGGCCATCGCGACCACGGAGGATGATGGGTCCGCTAACAACCGCTGTTCCCGGAGGATACGAAACTTTGGCTGGCCCGGTAGCGGCAGCGGCAGCGGCGTGAGCGGCATTGATCGCTGCGGTGTCGTCCGTCACGTTGTCAAACATCGCGCCATAGTCCCGAACGTCGATGACATGGAAACCGATGGCATCGCGCACTGCGGCCTCATCTTCCTCAATCGCAACAATAACCCCGGCGTTCGTCACCGCCCCACCCCCGCTCAAAAACAAGGGCCTAAATAAAGGTGTGCTCATGGTGGTATTAGTGAGAGTTAACAATGCGGATACTGGCAGGTCCGGTCAACAGGGCCTTATTATGAGGCACCCCCAGCAAGCCGCCGGGGGCTGTCACGGTCGTCACGGGATCGTAGGCTTCCGCCACGGGATTCCAGAACTGAACGGTGAAATTCGCATCACACTGGACGATGGCAATCGACCCGGTGGGCATATTGGAGATTTCTTCGGTTGTTGCGACGGTCTTTTCAAAGATTGTCATGCGCCCCTTTCTCACAAAAGCACCGGCTTGACAAGCAAAAAGCCCCGCATCCCGAAGGACACGAGGCTTTCGCGAAGCGCGACGCGCTTAGAGACCGGCGCTGAGTTTCTTGCGGGTGTCCGCCATCTGATAGTCGAGCAGCTCCTTGCGGGAGACGCCGATGGGGCGGTCGCCGATCAGGTCGTGCAGCTCGGCGGCGGTTTTCTTGACGAGGACCGTTTCGCGGCTGCGGGCCTTGACGGCGGGTGCCGGAGCGTCGATGACGGGGGCGGTTTTCTTCGGGGCGGGCTTGGTGGTCTTGACTGGTTTAGCCATGGTGTTGTGTGGTGGTATTGTAAACGCCCAACGTGGGCGGCGACGAAAAGAGACCACAGGTCCCAATGTCAGTCAACAACTTTTACACCCGAGTAGCAGAAATGTTTAGCACGAGCACTGAAGTCGATGTGGTATCCGTCATGTTTCCCACAAACACCTCGACATAGTCGTTGAGTGCGAGTGACACCAAACACTCCAGCGACACCGCGCTGACGCCCCCGGAGTTTGATCCCTTGTTGAGGACCCGACTGTTCGGAAGCACTGAGCCGTTTTTCGCGATGCCGAAAACAATGTCATCTCCGGATGCACCCTTTTCGCTCACTTGCGCAACGATCTTGAATACTTGCGCGGTTGATCCGGTATAGCGGAGGCGTCCGTTGCTGGAACCGCCATTGTCAAAGCGCAGGACAGTCGCGTCCGTTGCGGACGGAACGCTCGCCTTTACCATGTTGGTCGAGCCGTCGCTTGCGGCAGGAAATGTCAGGGCGGTTCCAGTCGTGTTGAAGTATGCCAATGCTCCATACGCCGCGAGTGTTCCGAAGCCTCCGGATGTTAGAATCGTATCATGCGATTCCAGCATGGTCTTCAGTGTCGTCGTGAAGATGCGGCAAGCCGACTGCGAATATGATGCTGAGTCGGTGTTGTTGAAAAGCGCTACCGCGATCTCCGCGCCGGACATGGCGGACGTTTCCGTGGTGGTCCACACTTCGGCGTCGGTGTCCCAGAACCACAAGACAGCCGGGGTTCCGAACACAATGGCGTATGCTCCGGGGAGCTTCACGTCGGAGGAAGCGTTGAGTGCGGCCTCGTCCGCGAACTCTCCAAAGAACGCTCCTGACAATGACAGTGCGTCCAGCTTGGTCTTGTCGTCGCTGCTGAAATTGATGTCTGTTAGAACCTTGTCTCCGCTCTTGACGACGAAAGTTGCGTCCGCGTAAGCACGGGAAGCGAAGTAACCGATGGTCCGGGTGGAGTCTTTGAGAAGCTTGCCTGTGGTGCCATCAAAGAGGACCACCGTTGCGTCGAGTGAAGAAGCCGGTCCCACAGCCGCCCCGGTCCCGTCTGGAGCGTTCGCCCATTCGCCGTCATAGTCATTGTCGGACGCTTTGACGTAAATCTGACCGGTCGTGCCGCCGGGAGGGAGTCCGCGTCCGGGAGGACCTTCGTGGCGATATACCAGTCTGGAACCATTGTCGTCGGAATATATCTCAGGGGCACTCATGGTTGGGAGGGTCGGTTCACGACCTTGATCGGTTCAGGGTTGATGAAGGATTCGTCCACACCATTCTTGGTGCCGACCATGTCGATGTGGTATTTCTCAGTAGGGGAGAGTGCTGAAGTCTGCGCACGGGTGAGTGACCACTTGGTGACATTATCGTTGACCTCCACGGTGACGTTGACAACGAGCGGACAAACGAAGATTCCGTCGTCGTTCCTGACGGCAGTGGACTTCCGGACCTGGCAGACGAACGTGTAGTCGCTCAAGTCTGACGGAACTCCCGGCGAGTCGAAGAACGTGTGGTATTGCTCCCACGTCCTGTCCCTGACGATTTCAAGCATCTGTTAGAAAAAGTTATGGGGCACCCTGTTTGACGAGGGTGCCCCGGTGGGGGATCAGGCTTCGACGGACCATGTGCCAGTGAAGGCGACCGGGGTCCAGTGGTTAGCTTCGATACAGACAAGGGTGACGGTCTCACCCTTGGCGTCAGCGCTGATGTTTTTGCCAGCGCCTCCGAGAACGGCCGCAGTGCTGTAAATCTTGCCGGTGGTGTCCACCGGGTCGAGTTGCAGAACTTGGGTCTCGCGGACAACGGCGCGAACGAGCATACCAACTTCCGCAGCGGGAAGGTTGAACTCGACGGTGCCGGTGGCTCCGAGGTTACTGACGGTGATACCCCGCTTTGCTTGCGCCGCCGTGATGGAGGTGCTGGTTGCGGAGTTGAGGACGGGAAGCGCGGTTTCAAGAACCTTGACGCGACTCGTGAGGCGATTTAACCATGGAATAATAGTCATAGCGGCAGCAGAATAACGCTGGAGCAAGGCTACTGTCAAGCCCTTCTAAAGAAATCTCCGTGCAGCTTTTGTCCGGCCTCGCAATATGCTTCGTGAGCTTCTTCTTCTGTGGGAAAAGATCCCAGTGAATAACGAACCTTATCTTTGAATATCCTAGCGTGCCACTTTCTACCGCACTTAGATACTCCCTTCAGCTTAGACACGCGGATGCGTTTGTTTTTCCTTCGATTCTGCTGATTCTGTGAATGTGTGGCTAAACGTAAGTTATCCGCACTGTTATTTTGTGGGTTTCCGTCAATGTGGTCGATTTCAAATGCGTCTGGGATGTCTCCATAACAAAGTTCATAAACCGCTCGATGCAGTCGAAGAACTTTTCCGTCTATCAACAGGACCCAGTAACCAGCGGCATTGATAGAGCCAACTCTTTTATGCTGAAAGCGTTTGTTGAATATCTTCCAGTCCCGCACGCTTGAGAAGTGAGAAAGCGGTCGAACTTTCCAACGTAACCCTGATGGAGATGTTCCTGATACATAGAAGCGTTCGCGTAAGTAAATTTGTCTCGGTGTCATAGCGACCCCCGGATAGCACACACACCCCGGACCCGCAAGCACAAAAACGCCGTCCCCCTTTCGAGAGACGGCGTTCTGGTCTATATACCCCTATATAGTGCCCAAAGCGGGGGAAGTTTACGATTTCTCCGGCACGTTGTCAAGCTGTTTGATCCAGCAGTTATCTGGGCGCTCTTTCGCCTCTTCCGGAGTGTCCTTGTGGATGTCCTCTTTAACCGCAGGGATCAGCAGCATGAGCGAGCAACCACAGACAGAACAACTGTATGATGCCACGGCGTTAGGAACCCGGTTACGGTTGGCGAGGATACCGAGCATCTCGGATGCCTTCGAGACGCCGCGTGTGATCCTGCGCTTGGGGCACGAGAAACACACGTCGGCGCGGACTTTGATCGTGGCGGGGGATTCCACATCGCCCTTGCGGGCCTGCTGATAGGCTTTGAGGGCGGAGACGGCTCCTTGTAGGTTGAGAGTCATTTCATCAGGTGTTCGAGTATCTCAGTCGCGGACCACTCCCGCTTGTGTGTGTAGAAAAAGTAGTCCTTATCTTCGCAGCGCATTCTGGATAGAAAGTAGCGGTGAACATCGGTTTGTGCCTCAAAGATCCCGAACGTCGGCGGACCTGTCGGAACTTCGTAGGTCTTCCACTGATCCCCAGCAACGTCAACCCGCTCCCGATCAGCGGGACCGCCCAATACCATTGCTCGCTTCATCCACACCTCCCTGTCAACACGATGATCGACTCCATGCGCTTCACCGAATCCAGCGCACGCTCAAGAAAGATCGTGGTGCGCGGCCGGTCACTTGCTGCCCACACACTGCCCAACGCCGCTGCCATGTGGCCGGAGAAGCGATTCTCGCAGCGAACGACACGGAATACGCTGTGTGGAGCGTCCAGACCGAGATCGTAGCCTCCGTTGACGGCGTTGGCGAATCGGCACAGCAGGCCCTTGTTTCTCGTCGCAAGTGCGTCCGAAAGATACCAGCGTGCTTTTTTCAGGTCCTCCAGTGGTGATCCCTTGGAGCCACAGCGGAACAGATACTTGAAGGCGTTGCCCAAGCAGAAGTCCATGTGGCGCGTGATGTCGATACACTCGACCCCAGACGGATGGGATTTGTAATGCTGCGGATTGATGGCGTCACGCTTGGCGACACAGTCAGGGTCCATACAGCGTGGATCATTACAGGTGGTGTGGTCGTTGTTCATTGTGGTGAATTGGTAGATTACAGCTTCGAGCTGCTCGGCGGTATTGCCGTTCCAGATCGCAAGACAACCAGCATCCGGGTGTGTGGGACATTCCATACGGAACATCGGTTGTCGAACGATCTCATCGAGTATCTTTTGTCCGAGATTCACGGTTTCAGTCTGGCTAGAAGATTGTCAAGTGGGGAAGGTCTGGTGTGCTTACCGAGGTTTTGCTGCGCCCACCTCAGAACATCAACGATCTCAGAAATATGCGGGGAGTCAACCTTCTCGTAAAACTGAATAAATTGTTCATCGTCGCAGATGTGGATTTCCTGATTTGGCTTGAAAATCAACCACAAGCCTAGATACTTGCTCGCCGTCCCGAGAGCAGTGATTTCGTCAGAGGACAGCCTAGCTGCTACTTCGTGGAGGTTGTCTTCACTGACCTTTACTGCGTCAAAGGTAGCCAGCCTATTTTTTACGATACAAGTCATTATTATTCAGGATTATTGGTTACATGCCACTTGCCGCATTCACACTCGTAGCAATACCATGGGTTATTCACCCCCGGTTCTACGATACGAAAGATGGCGCGGATAGCGTCTCTCATTGTTCCGCCTTGCTTGGTGCATTTAACTTTGCGTGACATCCGTGGGTAAATTTTTCATGTCCGGAGACTCTCCTCCGTGCCCGCTGTAATTCAGCCAACGGGCTGAACCGTTGTTTCTCCAGCACCCACGACCCACACCTTGCGGGTGATTTCACGGACACGGTCATGGTCGGATTGACCGGCAGGGGTGGCGTCGGCGACGAGCGCCGTGATGTTGTAGGGTTTGTTGTCGTCGGGAACATTGAGGGTAACGGTTATTGGTTTGGTTTTCATTGGAATCTTTTCACTAGGTTGTCAAACGCTTCCTGCGGGGATGCTCCGTAGGCGAGGTGGTTGATACCCCACACTACGATGAACATCCGCTCTAGGGAATACGGCTCCGGATTGCGTTGTATTTCAAGCTTCATTTCTTCGGATTCACAGAGTAAGGCACGCCGGTCACTTCAGATCGAGGCACCCATTTCAGATTCTTGGCGCGGTAATCATTGGTGTTGCCGTTGCGGAACACCGGGACTTTCTCCGGAGCGAAATCGGGACAAAAGGCGGCACCCACAACACGCGCAACCCGCAGTGTGGTTTCCTCACCCATGATCGAGATCTTCAGCATGTGCCCGACGCCACGCGCAGGTTTCTGGCGCTTGAGGATGCGGCCGGACGGTCCCCGGCGGATGTTCCCCAGATCCGACACCTCGTAGGGCGCGAATCCGGGGATGGGTTTCCAAGTTTCCTTTTTCATACCTCAGAGAAGTTCGCGGCTCACAAGAGTTGCATCACCCTTCAGGAATGCCGCCAGCAGTGCCACGAGGTCGTCAACACAGGTGTCCTTGCGGACATCCCCGGAGAACACGTAGTTGAACGCGCAGAACCCGTCACTGATGGACACGCTCCAGTCTCCTTGGGGGAACTCGAAGGGTTTGTCCACAGAACGCAGCCGTAGGATCTCCCTCTCCATCCACTTCATACCGTCGAGGACCACATCCTGACCCATGGTGAGCGCTTCGGGGAATGCTCCCAGCGGACCAAACAGTCTATGTCCCAACCTCACGTGTTTGCCGAGTAGCTCGGATTGACTCACACACGCCTTCCTGAGTTCCGCAAGCTTCTCCAGCTTGAACCGCAACACCTCCGGCACACGCAGCGCCAGAAAGTCTCCCTTCGGGATCATCCTTCCGTCGTCACTGCGGCGGCACTCGTCACCCAGCAGTTCGGCGCACTGACCTAACAGGTCGCGGTAGAACTGTTCGTTGCGGAGGTGTTGGGCGGCGGTTTGTTGCCAGTTGTCACGCTGCCTAACGAGGCGACCACACTCATCCTGCAACGCAATGATGCGCTGTGCGGCGTCGGTGATTTCAGAGTTGAGCTGGTGCTCCAGCCTGAGCGCCCTGTCACCCTGACGTGAAGCCTCAGCTTTGGCGCTATTTAGTTGTCCCACAAGGTTCTGCACCTTGTTGAACTGTCTGGAAGCTTCATCCTTGGCGCGATTGACCTCGATTCTCAACCCGTCCCGTTCGCGTTCCAAATCCACAACCCGATTCCGCGCATCCGCCAGCTCAGTGCGTTGCTGGATGAACTCCGCTTCGAGCTGCTTGTATGCGGGGGAGGCTTTGACAGCAAGGTCCACCGCTGCATTTCCGGCATCACGAATCGTCTCGTAAAGTTCGGTGGATTCATCCGGGACCAGCAGCAGCTTTTTTTCAGCGACGATGTCGAGATTCCACTCCTCAGGATGCTCGACGCGATAGTTACCGTTCGCTTGCCAGCAAAAGTGATCCGCACTGAACGGGTGCGTCACGCTGAACATCCCGGTATTCTTCACCAACGGCCCGACCGTCTTCCCGCCGCGAGTGGTGTAGAACTTCCCGAATTCAAGTTGGAGAGTTTTCCGTGAAACACCATTCGCCACAGCCACATCCGATCCCACACTCAGGGCGTAGTAGCCGAAATCGTTGGTGCCGCGATAACTCGACCGGTCCCATCCGTAGGTCCCCCATGCGGGGTCCCAGAAGATGCTGTCGGGAGAGGCGGCTGCGGGCAGCGATTTCAAAGGTCCCTTCCCATACAGGACAAATCCTTCAGGCAATTCAGGCAGTTTAGCGTTGGTGGTATTCATAGCGGCTATTCTTATTTGCTATCGTTTTTGTAGAATGAAGGTGTCAGTCCATCAGGAAGTTTGACGCAACGCACAGCTTCCTTACCATCCATCAACGCACGGACAATGCGGTGCCTGCCATCCATGACCCAGCCGTATTCATCCATGATGACTGGATCATCCACATCCACTTCGAGAACATGCTTCATGTGGCGGGCGAACTCCACAATGTCCGGACAGGCGAACTCGAAGTGCCGCAGCGGGATCAATCCCAGCGGAAGATCAAACATCGGTTGACCGGCAACAGCGGCACGGAGGTCACGAATGCGCCATACACGTCCACCCCATGAGTCCACGCTCTCCTCACCGTTCTCGACGGACCACACACGGTTGATGGAAGGTGCGGGAAGATCAGGGGCAGCCTCGGTCCCAAACACGCAGGCGGCGTCCTTGAGGAGCTGCGCGATGGTCAGCGCGGGACTCACTTCGAGCATCGACTTCAGGTAGTCGATCATCTCGACTGCATCATTGGTGGTTGACATGTCCGACGACTATTCCAGTCCTTTTCAGGCGTCAAGCACTTTATTCTTTTTTTCTTTTAAGCTTCCTGTTTCCAGCCACAAACAAAAATCGCCACCCCTTTCGGAGTGACGGCTTGTGGCCGGATGAACCACAATCTGCGCAATGGATGAACCAACAAGCCACGGCGCACACCCTTGCGGGTGGAGGATGTTAGAGACGATCCATTCAGGAAGTCCCACAAGCATGCTTGGCGGAAGCGGGAATACCGCAAGCACCCTGCTGCTGTCAACTCAAAATCACCCAATCTTCCGCGAGCATGTCGGTCTGTGAAGCCAGCCAGCCCGTGAGCACCTTCTTATCCGCCGTAAACATCCGCACGCTTCCAAGCGCATCGAAGGTTTCGCCGCCGACTTCCGACTCGATCACGGCACGGAGCGCCGGGTCGTGAATTACCTTTGTGGGGATTCCATCACCTGCGGGGGGCAGAAAGAGGAACATTCCTTTTCCGTTCCAGCCTGCGCGACGCACACGCTTTCCTGCCTTGAGTGCGTCCAGCGCCATCCCAAAACTAACCACACTTTCCGCTTCCACCTTAGTCCCGAACCATTCCTGAAGCCGCCCCCGGTCATCCTCCATGGAATACGTCAGCGTCCCATAGGAATCCTTGGTCAATCCCAGTGTGGTCTCGAAGTGCCCGCTCCCATACTCCCGTTTGGCCGGGGTCGGGCGGAACGCTGTCCCTGCCGGGATGACGATTGCTTTCTTCAAGTATAGCGTGGTGTTTGTTGATGCCTTTGTTTCAGCAACTTTGTCTTCATCAATGGTGGTGTTATCCATAGCGGATACACCGTATCATTGGTGTCAAGCCCCGTCAAAGGGTGCCCACCCCTGCCGCCAATCCGCCGCCGGGGGACCCACTCTAACAGGTTTCATTCCCGGTGTTTCTAACAGGTGATGATTTCAAACACGGATATGGAGAATGGCTCAATGTGTGCGGATCTCCGAAGGAGGACTCCCCGATCTAACAGATTACTTTGCAGGAGGAGATGAGGTAGGAAATCTCAATGTGCGTGCACCGCTCCGACACACCTCCCGCGAAACGAGTTTCCCCGCGAAGGGTGCCGACGGGTGTTCATCCGACCACCGGGGGTCCCTTGCATGGACGGGGGGGGGTAGTGTGGTGTATCAATCGCTCGTTTGATACACTATGCCAAGGCATGCGTTTGATATAGTGGACTAAAACGCATGATTAAAACATAGGATGCAAACGAAAGTAAATCAGGGGATTGGATGGAGTGACTATCGCAAAAGATCATAACTAAAAAGAATGAACTCTATTGCAGATATGCGTTGAATGTGTCGGTGGAATCTGCGAATAATCCCGCGACATGAAGACACTTCGCCTTGCTTTCAACCTCGCCAGACTTGGCCTTGCGTTCACTGCTATCGTGCTTTGCATCGCCGGGATTCAATCTTGCCCGCCTCTCTTCTTTTTGGCGCTTCCATGCCTTTTCGCTTTCCTCGCTATGTTGGCGGGAATCTAAACAACAAAAACAGAAAAACATGAAAACACTGATTACCATCAATATCGGACTCGAAACCACCGCACAAACACGCGTTGACGTTCACCACGCACTAGGAGCTATCGCCGCTTGTGGCGTCTCTATTACTACTTCCGCAGTTGTCAACGGGGAGTGGGAAGGAAAACCGGAGCCTTGCCTATTCGTTCAAGGATTTGTGGCTGACCCGTTAGGCGTGGCATTTCGCGCACAAATTTACCTTGCATCACGTCTCTTGTCGCAGCATGTCATCGCGCTTTATAGTGACGGGCGCGGTGAATTGATTGGAGATAACCCGGAAGGATGGGAATTTAATGCGGAGCTATTCCATTTCCACCCGGAAAAGCGGGTTAGGTTGGACGTGGGCGCTTTGCCTTGCCAATACTCAGAATATCAAGCCATTCAAGCGGAAACGGCGGAACGCATCGCGGCGCACAAGGTGGCGCTTGTGGATGGGTGGGAATCTCCGGAACAGTTTACGGCTTACTTGGAAGGTGTATTGATTCCCGACCTGAAGCGGGACGGGTTTGAAGCCATTGCTTTAGACTTTGAAAATGTAATTGCGTTCATCCGTCGTGCATAGTCGAAACGGGGGAAACCCCGTCTAGTGGCTTGGCATGCCACTACTGAAGAGACGGCCAAAACATCAACCACTAGAAAATATGATCGCGTTAGACGCATTGATTCAACTCAACAATCGCCCCCCTATCCGGCGCGACAACTTCAATCGGGAATGCAGCTTCGTCGCTTCACGCGGCGGGTTTGTCATTCACTCCGGCATTCACCGTTCCACCGCTTATCTGCATCCTGATGTTTGCCGGGACGCCTATTTCGCGGCGCAATACTGGCTCAACGCGGGACCGGAAGCGCGGGATGCGTTCATCACGCAAATTGTGGGTGGCGCTCCACTTGAAGGGGCGGAAGAACGCGCATTCCGCGCAGCACGGCCGGAGTGGACATTACAAACACCCAAAGCACGCGGCAGCCAAGGCAACGCGCATTTCGCCGCCACGCGGGGCGGCGCTTTGCAAGAACGCGTAAGCGCTTACACGTTGCGGCACCTTCACGCTAGAACGGCGGGATAACCCATTGAACGCATAGAAAGCCGCAAGGCATAGGGAGGCTACTGTGGGCGCTAGGAGTAATCCTAGCGCCTTTCACTTTCCATCCAATCCTACCATTCCAATCCCGCCACGCTGCCGCGCAAGCGGCCGGTGACTTTGACCCATGGCGGAGTCATCACCGACCGGACGCACCCGCCCCGGAAACCACCGCCCGCTCGCGGGATTTTCCCGCTCCAGACTCTCCAAACCCTGAACCTGAAACCACCAAAATACGCCCCCTCGTGGGCGAACTACCACAATGAAAACCACAAGCACCGCAACTCCACAATACAAGGTCACCTTTTACCGCTGGGGCCGCAAGCGGAGCAAGCGCTTCACCGACTTGGAAGCCGCCAAGCGCTACGCCAGCAAAGTGTTCAACAGCACCGGAATTTATCTCGGAATTGAAAAAGTAGACTGACAAAACCCCACCTCTAACATCCCCTAACCCCCGATCCTCGGCGTCCCCCGCGCCGGGGATTTTTCATTTTCCGTCGTCCTCTTCCGAGTCTCTAACATCTTCTAACGGAATCGCCTCTTGGGCGTTTCTTCTAACAAATACTGCGTTTGCAGTAGGTCCCACATTGCGTGGCTCCGATTCAGAACCCTCTTTTTTCAAGGCTATTTTCACGCGTCCCTTCTCCATTTCGCGCTCTCTAACAAGTGCTACATCACGCAGTCCGTCAATCGCGGATTTCTCATCCCACAGTTTCTTCAGGGCGATGAACTGCGACCGAAGTGACGAGCGCTGGCCCGCTCCACGCTCCCACGAGGCGAAAATTTGAAGCGCCGTGGGGATGTCATCGCCGTCAAATTTGTCCATCCATTCACCCAATCGAGCGGTCAAATTTTCAACCTGATCCAATTCATACTTTACCAAGTTGATCTGGTTACGCAGGAAATCCAAATCCTTAGTATTCTGGTCAAGTTGCTTTTTACTTAGGCTGATCCCTAGGGCGACCGGGTTACTTTGTGCCACAATGTCCTCGCGTTCCGCCTGCCACCGGGGCAAATGCTTCACAATGGTGTTCTCGTGGACCCCTGCAAGCTCCGCAAGCCGCTTCACGTTCATCACCGGGCGTCCGTCTCCCTCGCCATACAGACAAGCCTGCCGTGCGATCTCCAGCTCCTTCTTGCATCCTTTGGGAATTGCCATGCGTGCAGAGTAGCACCGCTGTCAATAGCTGGCAGCGTTCCGTTAAATTCCGTCACAATCTAACATTATCCCGTCTTAATCCGTTTTAACCCCTTTAACCCGTTTTAACCCGTTTTAAACCTCGAATCCCTAACATTTTTCAAAATGCAACTCACTCAGAATCAATGACTTACACGTTACTATTTCATCATATTAGATGGAAATAAATTTTTTCTTTTTATTTATATATATACTCCTTTGACCTAGGGTGTCTGAAGCCCCACTGTGAAAACATTGAACAACTAACCCCGAAAACCGGGGGTGGGGGGGGGGGTAACGCGCAAATCGCCTTAAGCGGCGGGTCTCCCCCGCACAAAACCCTACTCCTTTCAACGTCTTAAAATCGGTTACTTTTGACGCATGGCGATTATCCCCTTTCTCAAGGATTAGTATCTGCCAAACTTGTCTCAAGTGGTTGACATAACGAAATTCCTGCGCTACGCTGTCCCCGCTATGAGCAATGAACACACCGAAATAGTGGCGCGGCTGGACCGCATCGAGGCCCTTCTGGAGAGCATCCAAAGCGGGAATATCCCCGGCCGGAAGATCCAGCGGAAACGCACCAACGACACCTCCCCGGACGAGCTTGTGGTTCTCCGGACCAGTGGACTTCTCCGCATTTTTGAACGACACGCACGGGGCACGGCACCCTTCAAAACGAAGAACCGATTTCCGGGCGCGATCATTCAGGAGTTCGGCGAAACGCCGTGGGAGATCGTGCCGCGTTCCATCCTTGTGAACCGCTGCGAGACGCAGAAGATCTTCTGGCCTGCCGGGAACGGGTCAGAGCATTCCACCGTCCGGGAGCTGGTCGAGCGCTTCCTGAAGCGTGCCATCAAAGCCGGGACCCTTGTGGAAACGACGGTGGGCGATCTATTCCCACACCTTGCTGGCACGCGCTCCGGCGATGTGGTGGTGATGCTCTCCCCGGCCGAAGCGGCAAGGCGCGAGGGAGGTGGTGTTGTCGAGCGGAAAGCCGGAACAGACCCCCGCCCGCTGAAGCCATGGGAAGACGGCTACGTGCCCGTGGTGCGGACGGCGCGGGAAGAAGTGGAGGACGATGATGCCGGAATCCCGGCAACGCCCGTCAGAAAACCCGTGGTCGAGGTCGAGGGGTTCCGCAAATCGACATCGAAGAAATCATGGTCCATCGGAGGTGATGACGAATGAAGGTGCGCATCCA